CCTCGCTCTTTTCCTGATTCTGTTGTTCCTGTTGAAAAATCTGAAACAACTCCGATCCCTTCAAAACTTGAGCAACTCACATCACAAGAATTAATTTCATTCCTTCGTAAATCAAAGCAAGACATCCGCTTCAATACCTTTTCACATTCAATCGAAATGGACGGTGAAGTTATTAAAAATATTGAACTCTTTTACCTAATGCTCGCAGAGCTTGGATTCAAAGTCGAAAAACAAATGGCAATAGATTGTTTGCTCAAGGTCGCGCATGAGAATCAATATGATCCCGTCAAGCTTTATTTAGATCATGTTGCTTCCGAAGTTGAACCTACTTATATAGACCGTTTAGCAACAACCTACTTAAGACCTCAAGACGCATCCATTAATGAGCCGACTATCTACGATGCAATGCTTAAGGTAACTCTGATAAACGCCGTAAGGAGAGTTTATCTTCCTGGCTGTAAACATGATTCGGCAACTGTTCTTCAAGGTAAGCAGGGGATAA